AGGGTGACTGGGAACCTCAAATCCCTAATCCTCAGAATAAAGCTGACTTTTGTATGTCAGAGGTTCGGGATTGGATGTTTCAGAAAGTCGAGCAAGCGGCACTGCAGGTCATCCACACTGCTTCTCGTGAGTCGCAGACTGAAGTAAGGCGGGCCGCCGATATAGCCAAAGAATCGATCATCACGGTGGAACTGCCGTAGTCGTGGGCATCACTTTCAAGGCTGTAAACAGTCCTACGAACGATCCTGAATCGTAATGGATGACAAGGGCAGAAGTGCAATTTGAATTCTCTCTAATTGGATATCACTATGGCTGAAACAACCATACAAGCCAAAGCTCCAGAAGGACTGGCACTATATTTGGAACTGTTCGACGTGTTTGGAAACACTCTGCTCAATAACTCTCCTACTGGAGATGCTATGACAGAGAAGACAAACAACGTTGGGACTTATACGGCAACAGTGACCGAAGCTCTCACCGGAGTTAAGGAAGCTAACATTGTGGATGGCGACGGGAATCTGATTAGAGAGTACGTCACTGAAGAACTGTCAGATGACACTGGAACTTACCGTTGTATTGATCTCTCCGCTTCCACAGGAGATGTCGGAGAGGTCACGTTGTCTCAAGATGACATTGACGACATTGTTTCAGGGGTTGTTGGTGCTGCTTCTGCTCTTGCTGTCAAAACTGCAGACAGTCTGGGAACAGACGAACTCCAGATGATTACTGCGGACACGTGGGTTCAGGGGTTCACTGGTCTTGGAGATATTTCCACTGTTGATGAGATTCTGTTTGCGATGAAAGAGGATGACGAGGATGTTGATGCAGATTCTCTCCTATTCATTCGGCAGAGCACAGGGTTGGAAGTGTTCAACAAAGCAGTTCACGCGACTCCTGGGAACGCTACTATCGTTATTGATGATGCTGCTGCCGGAGACCTTACGATCACTGTTGATTCAGGGTTCACTGGGTTTGCATTTGGCACGAACAAAGGAACGTTGAAACTGCTGGACACTTCTTTGGACAGGACCATCGTCAACAGAGTGATCGTTAACACTGTTGAAGGTGGTGTGGACGAGGTGACCTGATGGGATCTGTAACCGATGTGAAAATTGAAGGTGTGGACGAGTTGAACAAACAGTTCAAGAAGTTGAAAACAGAGTACGGAACAGGACATGTACGAAACGTGACGGTTTCCTTTGGAACCAATTATGGATTGTATGTTCACGAGGATCTGGAGGCGTACCATCCAACTGGAGAAAATAAGTTCCTTGAAAAAGCAGTTGCCAGAAATGCTGACCGAGTTGCTAAGGCTGTTGAAAGAGGAATTCAATCCACGAATTTCGGACTTGCTCTTTATCACGGAGGTCTGTTGATTCAGAGAGAAGCTCAGAAACTGACTCCAGTCAAGTCAGGAAACCTCAGAGGTTCTGCCAGAACAGAGAGGGAAAGGACATAAAGTGAATTTGGTACACAATCCATCAAAGATAATCCGAAATCTTCTGGTTGACCTGGGAGTTGCTTCTTTGCTGTCACAAGATACAACATGGCCAGCATTCCCAGACAAAGAACCAGACGAACCAGATCAGGCGATCACTGTCAGACAAACAGAGCCTGAACTATTGGGCGGATCGATGTTGGCAACAGCACAAGTTCAGAGAACAGGGATACAGGTTCGGGTACGTTCGAATGACAGGAGTGGAGACAAAGCAAGAGACATAGCTGACGCCTTGGATGCTGTCGTCAAGAACTCTCTTGTCATTAACGATACTGAATCTGGAGACATTGATATTACATACGAAATCAACATGATGTTGAGAGTGAATGGTCCGTTGTATCTTGGCGAAGACAAACCACAATCAGGACGCCACCTGTTTACGATAAATTTCCTAGCTGATCTCAAACAGCTAACACCTTAGAAGGAGAATTGAAATGCCACTGACACCTCCGTCAGCAACTGCACGAACTATTCCAGCCGATTTGTCTGGGATCATGGGGAATGGATTTGCCTCAAAGATTACTTTTTCCGCTGATGCTGACATCGAGTTCCTGGAAATCGAAGTTAGTGAAGGGGAAGTTGAAGGTGGAGATGGTATCGATGATACCACCATGTTCAACACTTCACGTATGACCCAAAGTGCTCCGGCACTGTGGAAGAAAGAGAATGGATCAGCACTGGTTGCCTATTCGCCAGCGACTGAGGCTCTATGTCTTGCTCTGATCAACGTGTTTGGTACGATCACCATCACCTACCCTGATGGCACTACCAAAGCTGATTACGGTTGGATGAAGGCGTTCAAACCTGGAGCTCTCACAATCAATGGTCGTCCTACTGCTACTGTTGAATTCGCATGGGCAGGACAGGACACTAACGGTTATGAGTCAACTCCAATCGTAGCTTAGGAGTAATTCATGTCTGAACCAATCCTACACACTCGATTGAAAACCCTGAAACATGGGTTGGAAAACGGATGTAAAAGTGCGAACTTGAAAAAGTTCATAACCGACATCGACGAAGTGATTGATCAGTTGTTCGGGGAAAATGTTGAAGAGGAAACTCAAAACGAAACCTCGGAAACGACCGATGAGGAATGAGGGTGTTGTCCCCATAAGAACAACCAACCCGGTGACCAACATAGGAAAGCCGGGATTCTTTTACTCCCCAAATTAGGAACAGAGAAATGACACAGGGAATCGACGTATCACAGGTTGAGTTTGAAACTCAAGATGAAACAACTCCGTGGTCCAGAGGTATCACAGTTAAGGGACGGAAGTTTCTTATCGTTGAAGCTGATGGTCTCGCTGCAGAACAGTACAAGTCAGCTCAGATCGCAGGCTCTGTATTCAACCAAGGAACCAAGGATATCCAGATTGGTGAAATTGGTAAAGTTGAAAACGTGCTGGTTGGAAACTGTGCTTGGACCATCGATGAAGCAACCAATCAGACTCAGTATCGTGCTGGTTATGCCATTGTTCAAAAATGGCCTGGCAAATTGGTCTCAGAACTGTTTGATCAGATCAAGGAAGAGAGTGGACTCAACGAACCTGACGACGAAAAGTCAGTGGAAGATCTTCTCAAAGATCGAGAGGAAATTGACAAGAGGTTAAAGGAGTTCAACCAAGATAAGTTGGGAAACTCGCAGGCCGGTACAATGTTTGGTTCCTGATTGCCAGAGATTCAGGACGAACTGTTCGGGAAGCAATGGAGACAGTTTCCTGGAGATGGTATCGGATTTATAGACGTTGGTACGAGATCACAACAGACGAGTCAAAACCATACAGGGGAAACCCGGAATCCAAGATTGAAAAATCAAAGGCATTCTGGGACAGCCAAATGGGTCATAAGAACTAAGGAGACGAGTGATGGCTGGAAGAGAAGTTGAGCTCCGGCGATTGCTCGTCCGCTTGGTTGGCGACATGTCTCAATATCAAAAGATGTTGGACAACGCTGTTAAAGTGACTTCCACGAAGATGAAGCAAGTCGGAAAGAAAATGTCCGACGCTGGAAAAACTCTTCAACGTAAGCTCACGCTCCCTCTCGCTGCTGTTGGAACTGCTGCTGTTATTGCGTTCGGTCAGTTCGATCAAGCGATGACCGAGAGTACCTCCATCATGAAAGTGACAGAGGAACAGACAAACCGAATGAGGGAAGCGGCCCTCCGCTTGTCTGCAGGAGGAGAACTGCAGCAGGGTCCGAAAGATCTGGCCAAAAGTTACTTCTTCCTAGCGAGTGCAGGCAAAGACGCGGAACAGTCTATGGCACTGCTTCCAAAGGTCTCCAAGTTTGCGACTGCGGGAGCCTTTGATATGGCACTCGCTACAGACCTGCTCACGGACGCTCAGTCTGCTTTGGGTCTTACGTCGAAAGAAACAGCGAAGGACGTTGAGGGGCTCAGCAGGGTTGCTGACGTGCTCGTAAAGGCTAACACCCTGGCGAATGCTTCTGTACAGCAGTTCAGTGAAGCTATTACAAACAACGCAGGAGCATCACTCAAAGCCTACAACAAAGATGTTGAGGAAGGTGTTGCAGTTCTGGCAGCCTATGCTGATCAAGGTATCAAAGGAAACGTCGCAGGTTCCAACCTGAGTCGTGTCATTCTTCTGTTGAGTAAGTCTGCTCAGGACAATGCTAAGGCTCATAAAGAACTGAACTTCCAGGTGTTTGATGGTAATGGTAAGATGAGAAACTTTGCCGACATCATAGGGAACCTGGAAACTATCACCAAAGGAATGTCCGACGAAACCAAGTCAGCTACTCTGACTCAACTCGGTTTTGCTGCCAGAGTTCAAGCGGCAATCCTTCCACTGTTAGGTTCATCTGAAGCTATCCGTGGGTATGAGACAGACCTCAGAAGTGCTGGAGGCATTGTTGAAGAAGTTGCAGGCAAACAGATGAAGAGTTTCAACAACCAATTAGGGATAATGAAAAATCAACTGACGGTTGTCGCGATTGAAATTGGACAGGCATTGGTTCCAGTAATTCAACAATTGACTGTCTGGTTGAAAGAAGGAATCGCGGAATGGAATAAACTTTCCACATCTCAAAAGGAATTCATCGTTCAGGCTGGATTGGTTCTTGGAGCTCTTGGTCCTGTGCTCATAATTCTGGGACAAATTGTAATTGCTGTCGGTGCGATGATTGGAGCTCTTGGAAGTGCAGGAACCGCTTTCATTGCGGTAGGAACAGCGATCAAGGGAGCTTCATTAACTCTCTCACTGTGGTCTGCTGGTCTTGCAGCAGTTGCAGTAGGAATTGGAACTGTGGTCAAACTTGTTTATGACTTGATTTCAGCTATCAACGAACACAATGAGGCTTTGGAGAATTCAGGGATTCTCAATGACAGGTTGAATGCAGCGAGAACCAAGGAAGTTGGGAAAGCTATTGAAGCAGCGAAGAAACTCAACAACATAGACGACAGAAAAGGATTGCTCACAGGGAAAATAAAACAGACTGAAAAAGAAATAAGTGCAATCAGAAAGACAGTCAATCAGGCTGCAAATGATTTGAGTCTGTTTACCTTTGGAGGCAATCTGTCTCCATTTCAGTTTGCCGAAAAGGAAGCAGAACTGGAGGAAGCAAAGAGTCGACTGAAGGCAGCTCAAGGAAGAAAGACTACGCTGGAAGGAGCCTTGAAGAATGTTGGTGACTTTGGAAAAGAGGTTCCTCCTTTAGCCGGACCAAAATTGAAACCGTTGGATGTCGCTTCTCTTGAAAAAACCAAAGATGAAAAGGACCCTGATGCAAAAGAGAATGCTCAGAACCATAAAAAGTCAGCGGAGGCTCTAGCTAAAATGGCAAACGACCAACCCACACAAGTATTCCTTCAGGGAGCAATTTGATGGCGATTGATTACATAGGAGAGATTGAGACTGCTCAGAAGGGAACCGACAACCTTGGAGTTGGAACTTATTCTCACGACCATATTTTCAAGTCAGCAAGGTCGGACACGTCTTTCGATATATTTGCAGACACAAACTGTCCGCAGGTTGGGGAAGTACATGGTTCAGATACTGATGCCCGTGTCCATGCCAGAAGTGTGGTCAGGGTGGATCGTATCAGGGCTCCAGGAGGTGCTGTTCGTCTCCAGTGGGTCATTCGTGCTTCTTTCAGTACAGACAACGAGATTTATGAGAACCCTTTGCTGGAGCCTGCAGAGATCTGGATAACCGGAGAGCAGTATCAGAAACCTGCAGAACTTAACAGAGCAGGAAACGTGATCGTGAACACTGCGAACACTCCTGTGAAAGGATTAAATATACAGCAGACAAGACCGATTTTCAACATTAGAAAGAACGTCTCCACATCTGCTTTGAGTTTCATAACCGATGGTAGTCAGATGGATTACTTGAACTCCGCAGGGTTCACCATCGACGGAAACTCCATCGGTGTTAACTTCTGCAAATGGAAATTCATCGGTCTGTCGAAACGTAAAATACGGAATGGAGTTTCTTTCAAAGTGCTTGACCATCAGATGCACTTGCGAGACGACAAATGGAAACTTCATTTTCCTAACGAAGGACTGTATCAGGTCAATCCAGTTGATCCAGAGGTTTCTGGTCCATGGCCTACGTTCGACGGGACAGGAGCTCAGGGAACCGTACCAATGCCTTTGACTGCAGGAGGGGTTCAGTTGGCGAGTACCGATCCAGCAGACGTGATCACGCTGGATGAAGACGTTTACAAAGAGTTTGATTTCAACACTTTCTCAGCATACTGGACTTGAGACATGGGAATCGAAGATCCAGAAGTCAAGGTGCTGCTGTCTTACAACAATCAGTTGAAGACAATGCTATCTCAATTCCTCCTTATGGATAAAAATAAGGATGGAAGAGAGGAAGACCATCATCGAGCACGTCAATGCAGGTTTGTTCAACTGTCTGCAGCACTTCCAGCTTCAGATAATGCTCTGGACAAACGTTCTTTGTTGAGCAGTGCCTCAGCAGTGTACATCAAGCATGACTCTCCTACTGCGGATGCTACGCGATCAGCTACTTCCGAGGCTGTCACGGTTTACAACTGTTCCACAACTGTTGGATATGCTTCTGGAGATATCGGATACGTTGAAATCATCGGTGGAATACCGTGCTTCCTACAACCAGGAGGAAGGGGAGGCGGAGCTTCCATAATGGGGTTCACCATTACTGACGCTGACTGTGAGGCTGGAACTGTTTACACAGAATTGGCTTCCATTGATCGGTACACTGGATGTGGAGAGCCTCCAGGGTTGAACGAGTACACCGGAGAGATTGAAATTGAAGATTATCTCGCCATCATGGGAGACCTCACAGATGTCCAACTGATAGGGAAGAAAGCGTTAGCAGTATACTGGAACAACTATCCAGCCTGTGTCCCTCATTGGGACCTTCTACTGGTCGACTGGACAGGAGGGTGTTGAAGTGCCGGTGAACCCATTTAAGATCGGGCTGGGAACACGTAAATATCAGCCTGATAAAGAACCTTTCCTTGAATGTTCTGAAGGATTGAAACCCGGATGTGGATGTTGTCGTATTGGTCCCTGTGATATCTGTCTTGAATGGGAAGTGTACGGGGAAGACATCGAACACGGAACAGCCCTGGACAACGGAACCAGTTGGACAGGATCTGCTGGAGGGATTGTTTTTGTTGCAGCGTGGGACGAATACACTTGCACGTTTTCCGTCACTCTCGACGGTGAAGAAGTGTATTCCGCTGTCCTCTGTGGAGAATACGGAGAGGAAACTGTAACCTGCAGAAACTGGGACAATGGAGTCTCATTCACTAAGAACGCAGGAGGGTACAACGAACAGTCTGGAACTTTCCGTTGGGCAAAGAAAACCAGACTGGAAATGATGGACCGCAAAGGGAGTAAAGACTACGGTTCTGAAAGTGCTTGTGCTCGTCCCTTCTGTGGAGACGATTGCGAGTGTACCCCGGAAGAACTTTGTGTTTCCATTGGTACCTCCTCTGACTTCTTCGACTGTACTGGAGTGATTCCATTCACCGGAACCTTATGCGAAGGAAAGGTGACGGTTGCTGAATGGTCTGGGAACATCGCCTGCAGTTCCGGGGATACGATGTTTGTCACTCTCACTCTTACACGTGATGCGTACACAGATGAGTGTAAGTTGTCTGGATCTGCCTCAGGTACTGTCGATGGAGATGATATCTCGCTGGACCTGGAAGCAGAAGTGATCTCCGACTGCGTGACCATGTCTGCGATCTTCCTTGTCACAATTGGTTATGAAGAATACACCATCACGGTTAACTCTTTGGAGTGTGATACCTGCGATCCCGGCGTCTGTCTGATCTGCTGTGACTCTGTTCCTCCTTTTCCTCCTTCCAATCTGGTCTGTCGTATTACTCTTGGAGAGGTTATTCATCCGGACGCTCCAGAACCTCCGATTGATCTTAGCTGTTGGTCGGATTTAGAGTTTAACATTTCCTTCCTTTATGATGTTGACGAAGACTCCACTGGAAGTTGTTCAGGAAACGGAACAACTCGGAGGGCAGATTGTATTGGAAACCTACTTGACGGAGAATTTGACGAGTCATGTTGTGCAGGAGGTCAATGGGTAGGAAGTGGAAGTAATAGTTGTGGTAACATAAGCGTATGCTTCATCCCCTGTGCTACTGTTATCTGTCCTC